CCCGAAATGACGGTGAAAAACCTTCTCCGTAGAATTGAACAACGTCCTCTCTGGTGGCGGGCCGGAATTTAGGGATTCCGGTCATAAGTGCCTAGACCCAAAATAGCCGCCAATAATGTCACGGGGCGCGGAGCATTGGCTTCCAAATAGAGCCGCGTTTCAGGGTCGGCATCGCCGGGGAACGTTATCGCCGGAATCGTTATGTCCAGATGAACATCATCGGCATCGACAATAGCGCCTTTAATGTTCTTCGGCAGATTGTCCATATTATCGAAAGAGCGCCCGAACTTGAGTCCCTGGTTATGTGTGTTTTCGATCATCAGCGCGATATTACTAATGCGTTCCCTTTGGGTTAACGGGGTGGAAAGACTAGCGGCGGCGGGCAAAACTCCGGACTTCCAGCGACCCTTGTAGGGTAGCCCGACAATGCCTTGACTGGCGGAATAAGAGGAGCCGCTGTTGGTCAGGGTGATAGAGCCGGAAGATACGGTAAAGGTGGCTATTTCATCATTTGTGTCACGGAGGCACATTCCGTCCGCCCACACGACCACGGACTCGCCTTCAAGATGTTCGATGGCATCGACGGTAGAGGACGCCGGATTATTGATGAACATCATAAACGAGTCGGCTTGACAATTATAAGTCTCGCCAATGCACTCCGACTCCAGGGCCCATTTCTCAAGGTAGCGTTTATCAACCCCGTTTATTACCCGCTTAACCACATAGTAGACGACATCCTCTTCAAAGCCGGGAAGAACAATTACATCCTCAATGACGCCGTTCACCCAGTCAGCATCCCCAGTCTCAATATTAACAAAAGCCTTTACGTCTTCGGTTGGATTAAAGATCAAGACCGCCACGGTGCCATCGGCTCTGAGAAAATGAATCCGCGTGTCAGGTTGCCTTTGAACTGCAATCCTCACAATTCCAGGGTCGCCAATATTAGGGACTAAGATAGTCAAATCAAGGGACGTATAATCGAAGGCTTCAAGGTTGTCGAATTCAATAAGATAAACCCTAAAGCCCCCTCTTTGGACAAAAATGCCACGGTGGTCAACGACCACGGCACCGATGGCCGAAGACCCTTGGCTGGACGCAACTTTCAAATTGAAATTGGTGGGCGTCAGCGGTTCGTCTTGGGTGCTGGAACGGGCCGAAAGTTCGAGGCTTTCCGTTCCAATTATAAGGCGTTGCAACCCAATAAGGAAATTAAATGAATCAACAGGGCCGACACCGACCGACCGGATGATTGGGCCGGAATCTCCCTCGACTTCATCATCAAAGGAAGCGAAGGCATCGGACACTGATGCCAAGATAAAGTCCTTTCCAACCCACCATAAGCGGCCCTCGTAGATAACAACGGCACTCGGAAAGCCACGAACGTCGTTCCAAATCCCCTCATTCCAAGCGACGGTTGATGTGGTTCTACCCATGCGATTCAGTATGGCGATATTGACGACGGTGGCAGATGTGTATTTGGTCACGCGGCAAGTTCCGGTGATGCCGCCACCGCTGAATTCCAGGGTGCATGTCGCCGTGCCTGAAGTGAAATCCCCCCCCTGGACGCCAATTCGATAGAAGACGATTTCGTTGTCTAATCCGTCATCAAGTGTGGTGTTCTGGTTCGCCGTGTAGGTGGCTACATCGGTGAACGAAGCTTCGTCGTCAACTGATCGCTCTAGCGTGACCGTGGCAGTCCAAGTGCCGGTAATGTCAATGTCGAATACCCGGCTGTCGCCAACCCCGGTGACGCGAATGACATCTGAAACTTGGTTTTCGTCATCAACGGCTATCGAAACCTTCTGCCCGACTGACCGCAACCGGAACAGACTCCCAACATGTTCGGGTTTAAAATAGTCTTGAGAGGCGGTCAACGTAGTGTCGCCGGACAAAGCCGCCGCCGTCATAGTAAGAGTGGTAAGATTGAGACTTCGGAACGGGCCGTCTTCCGTTTCGTATTTTACCAGTGACCAAGATTCGCCCCCGCGCCGTTCAATCCTTCTTTGCTGGAACCCGTTGCAGGCGACAAAGATAACATCGCCTGACTGATACCAGCGTAAATTATCAAGGTCTGCCACTCTCCACGGTGCCGCCAAGGTCATCATGCCAGCGGACTCAATGGCAATTGAATCGACAAGAACGCTGTATTGAGTCCTTGAAGAGAAACGAATATGGAAATTGCTTGAAGGGGTGAAGACTAGGGAATGCTGTCCAGTGCCCAAAGTCTGTTCGTTAATGAAATCTTCCGCACCAGAGGACGAACCACACCGGAAAAGTACCGGGCCTCTCTCAATGATGATTTTCAAACCGTGTTTAACGCCAATATCCGCCGTCGCCACGGTGACTTGCTGATCGCGGATGGCTCGGTTGAACCGTGTGCCCGCAAGATCAAGATAGCCGCCGGTAGCAAATTGCGAAGTCGCCCCGGCTTCATCATTATCGGTCCAGCCGGTTAAATTAGAGGTGAACAGGCCGTTTGAGATAGTGGTTGAAAGACCTACTCTGGTGACAATCTGTTCGTCAACGCGAACCCGCATGGTCGAATCCGTGATCTCGACGATGGCGGTGTCATCTGCTGAAAATACGAAATCCAAGTGCTTGGCTTCGGCATTCCCGTTGGTGGAATCAATGAATTCCAAGCCCGGCCTTAAAGTCATGGACCCAAGTGTTCTTGGCATCCAATTCACGGAAGACTCAGCCGCCAGTGCAACCCGCTTGACATCAACACGGGCCACGGCTCTTTTGTCGATTATGCCACGATTGAATATGGCGAGAGGGGCATTATCCTTTGCCATTTGGTTACCCTGTCAAGTTGCTTCGGGAACCTCTATCGCGGTGCCCCCCGCCACGGCCACGTCTTGCGCTGGCCCACCCGCCGGGGGCGTGAAACTTGGCCCCCTCATTCCAGGCATCGTTTGATTTAGCAATCTGCAAAGCGTTCTGCGCGAGTGCGAAGACTTTTTTTACATCAGCTTCGCTCTGGAAAACGCGGTGGACTATTTGGGATGCAAGATACGCCTCGAAATAATTCACGAACGCTTGGGGCCAAACAGAAAGGTCTGAGCCGTAGGATGAATCATCGGAAACATATTGGACATAAATGGTGTCGATGTCTGCCCACCAATATTGCTGTTCGTCATTGAATTCCCGGTGAGTCATTGAATTGGAAAAATATTCATCGCTTGCAAGACGAACGGTTTTTTTCCAGTCGGACGGTTTTGAAAAGGCACGGGAAAAACTAAATCCAGGGTCAGAAACCGAAGTGTCGTAATTAATCTCGATTGTCCGAATGGCGAAGTTCCAATTGCCTTGCTCAAGGGTGAATCCAATCGCGTTTTCATCATAGGCTTCATCCAGAAGCCGCCTGTTTTCGACGGCATCCGTGAGCGCGGCAATGGACGCCTGACCTAGTACCCGGAGAGCGCCTTTATACAGGGTCAGTTTCGAGGTTGCCATGATTTAGCCGTGGGCTTTGATGTGGCCGGACATCCAGATAACGGCCTGTTTCTTGGTATCAAATCCGTCCTTGATGCGTTCTCCATCAGCCTTCCGGATGACGCCCCATTTCAATGGCGGGCTTATCCATTTGACGAAATATTTCTCGGCGTCGGTGTCGCTCTGTACGTCGATGGGGAACAACTGAAGTTCCTTGACCGTTGCTTGGTGCTGGTCGGCATACAGGCAGAGATAAATCCCGTACCAAGTGCCGTCCTTGGGCATAACGCGGATTTCCGTCATGGCCTTCATCTTCGGAGCAACATGCGCCCAAAATATCGGGTTTTGAACGTCTTCGGGCATGGTGCCGATGGGCGGATAGGCCGTATACATTCCCTGTACCTGTTCGGTCGGCTGGAAATCGGCTTCGGCAATTTTCCTGACCCGTGGGAGGTCAACAACGTTCTTAGTCTCGTCTTGGGCCTTATTCATCGCCTCGGCAATGGCCGTGGCTTCGGATTCTTCTTCAGGTTCCGGTGTCGAGGTTTCTTCTGCTTGTGAAGATTCTTTCGCTTCAGCCATTTGTCTTCCTCTCATAAAAAGGGGTGACTGGCCCCGGAATGGGGCCAGTCAGTTATCCTTCGGTGTGAAGTGGAATTAGGACGCGGAACTCGTCAAGATGCCGACACTCAAGGTCGCGTAAGTCGATTGGACTTCCGTGAACATATGCCGCGAAACGCGGTCAGTGTCGCTGGCACTATTGGATGCACCAGTTTCAAAAACATCAATCTGATCGCCAATCTTAGCGCCGAGTACCTTGGCATCCGTAAAGTGCGTGGATGCCACGACCACCGCTCTGGCATGTGAAGACACATAGAACCAGTTACGGGGTCCAGCAATCGGCTGATCGCCAATCAGAAGCGGAGGGTTCGCGCCAGCACTTGAACTAGCTTTTGCATACGCCATGTTCAGCCCTCCTAAGTTGCAACGTAGGCGGAACCGTCATGGTTCATCAAGACGCCGCCAGCGTTTTGCAAAAGCTTCGAGCCCATGAAGGCCGACACACGGGCATACGAGTAATCCTGTTCCTCGTCATAGCCGACGACGTTCTTGGTGGACTCATTGAGCGAGTCCGTGTCGAAAGCGTGGCCGATGCAATTGCGGTGATAGACGTAGCACTTCTCGGTCGAGCCTGTAGAACCGGCACCGACTGAGCCAGTGAGCCGTGGATGGACAATCCAATTGATGCCCGCCCAACGCCGGAACAATTTCGTCGCTCCGACAAAAGGTTGAACAGCAACATAGTCGGAAGACGAATATTCGGGAATCTGCATCAAGTACCCTTCAAAGGCAGGGGTGATTAGACCGAACATATTGTCTTCCTCTTCGATGGGAACGAAGTTGTCCCCAAGGATGACTTTGGCATGAACCACCATGTCGAGGGTGGCGGTCGCCGCCGAAGTACCAACGTCGTTGGTCAGGGTATCAAGTTGGGCGATGATGTCATCGTCGATCTTCCGATTGATGACGGCCATCGTAGTCTTTTGCATGATGCGTTTCTGGTTGCCTTGGCTGGCAAAGATATTGAAGCCAGTCTTGCGAACCAGATCATGCCACTCCAACAGCGTGGCGGTGAGTTGGGTCAGATTGTCGGCACGGGCCGGAATCAAACCGTTCACGCCGCGAGTTGTCGCGGTAGCAGAGCCGGAGTCCGCCACAAGGAAAGTCGCTTGGTTTCCCTTGATAACGGTTTCGGTGACTGTGGTCGTGCGTAAGCGTGATTGCTCGTCCTCGAAACCGGCGATGAACTCCTGACGGTACTGAATCTGATATGCTGTTTCAGCCATCGGATTTACTCCATCATTGGTTAAGATGACGGGTTATCCAAAATTCGGGGAAGGGGGTTGTCCCTTGCGGGGGCCGCTATGTCCGATTATGGGACCGTGGTTGCGTAGTGGGCCGGGGCCGCAAGGGCGGGTTGTCCGGGTCGTCTAAACAAGATTAGTAAATCAAAATTATTTTGTCAAATCTGAGTCGAAACCGGATCAGGATAATCCTCTGGCAGATTGGCGACGAAGTTCCTGAAATTGCGCGGCTTCCAAGTTTTTATGTGAGCGTCGATTTCTTCCTTGGTGAATTTTTCCGTTCGAACCTTGATGTTCCCCTTTAGCGCCCGGAGAGAACCAGCCTTTAGAAGTCGTTTAAGATTCTTTGGGGCCACAACATCAACTGATGGGGATTCTCGGCCACCACGATTATCTGACAAGGTTGCCATCGGCAACGCCCCTGAACACTTTCCGCAATATTCACCGACCTGATCCTGAAACTGTTCCGGTGTTTTTTTCCACCACCCCGGTTCGATGGGATAACCGCCGGGGCCGTCAAATAGGTAATCTTGGCTGGCGGCAATTTCACAGAAGAAGGCTCCTTTTGGGGTGATGGCCGCGCTCCATCTGGCTTGAAACGGGCAGTTGTCGATAAGTATTTTTCGCAATTCGGGGTCGTCAATCATTTCCTCAATCGCAATCATAAGGGGCTGATGACGGCCAGAGACTTGTGTGTGATCGTTGTAAGTGACCATATCTGGATCGAATGTTGCCAGGATATCGTCGCGGTATTCTTCCCACTTGAACCCTGCCGTCCAGAATTCCCGTCGCCGCCTGTCGGGAATAAGTTTCCGGACAAGGGCGAGGATTTCATTAAACGCGGGATGAAGGCAAGGTTCACCACCCATGATTCCAACACGTCCAGGGAAACCGTCAAGACTGGTAATCGCCCTTTCGACCATTTCGAGAGGCATGAAATACGGCTTGCGATGATGGCCGACCGCCCGCGTACAGTGAGCGCACGACAGGTGACATGCGTTGGTTATATCAACATGGATAACCGTATTTTCATGGATGGGCCTCATGTTTCAGACCGCTTTTCCATCTTCATCTTGGCTTCGACAAGTTCAAGATAGCGGGCTTCCATGACCGTCTTGTTGCCGTCCGGGGTCTTGGGACCGGAGAAGTATTCGCTTGTCTTGTCCTTCATCAATTTTTCGATTTCTGCCATTTCGGTAACCACGTTACCTAGAGAACTCGCGCCCATACCTGGAGAGGTGGTGATGCCGGGGTCAAGTTCCAAGGCGACTTGGGACAGATACCGAAGTATATCTGCATCATTGCCAAGAGCAGTGCCATTGGCAAGACGGGCACCAAGGATTTGGTCATACATTCCTTTGGGAGCATCAATGTATTCACCATCGGCCTTGGAGAATCCCTTGAAGAGTGAAACCGCCGCCCTGACGGTCGGGCCTATATCGTTGCCCACCGTTTGTTGCAGTTCAGCGGTGCTGTTTATTTTATCCTCTTCGTCTTGTACATGACGTTCTTTGATCATGTTGTCTTGGACTTCGTAGTAGAGTTCGATATCCTCCTTGATACGGGTATTCGAGAGATTCTTCGCAAAAGCCCGGTCTAGATAATCGTTGACGCCATCTTCTTGGCCCTCCCCAATTACAAGGCCACTATCAAATTTAAGGTCTTCCGCTTTGAGAGGGGCTTCAGGGACATCGTTATTCTTGCGCCAAGCGCCTTTTTGCTCGTCGGTTCCTTCTTCGGGGAACGGGTCAGGGTCTTTCCCCTTCTTGAAGGCGGTTTCGACATTGATGAATGATTTAAGAATCTCGCCGGGATTGGGGAAACGCGCCATCCGCTTGTTGAGTCTTTCGACGTTCTTTTCGTAATCCTTGTGGTCTTCGTCCCCAGCGGCATAGGCGACGGCATCGGTTTTCCAATCATCCGGCAATCCCGAGAATTGTTCTGGCTCTGGTTCGGGCGCGGGCGCTGTCTCTGGTTCGGGCGCTGGTTCCGGGGCCGGTGTGGGTTCTGGTTCGGGAATCGGTGTAGGTTCCGGGGCCGGTGTAGGTTCGGGTTGTCCGGTAGCTTCAGCCATCTAACTTGCTCCTTTATCTCTTCTGCGGTGGGATTTAACTAAGGGTGCTTTACGTTTCTGCAATGCCTGTTTGATCGCTCCGACATTGACGGTGGACAGGTTGACCAAGGTACGGCCAACGTGGCGCTTTCCTTCATTGAAGTCCGACCACCGGGCACTTTCAGGGTCGAAGGTCATATTGTAGGTGCCGCATATCTCTTCGATGATGCACTTGAGGGCGCGGATTTGCTGGTCCGGGCTGGCCTCGCCCTTGAACAAAGCCTGAATTGCATAGGTATCTACGTCATCGTTTGGCAGAACAATGTGGCCGGGCGCGTCTGCCATTATCCAAGCTTTTTCCGTTTGGCACTTTCTTCAATTCTCGGGTCATCAAGCAGACCAGTACGGGTCGCTTGTGCCGCCCGCCTAAACTGGGACGGACTTCTTCCCCTTCCGGGCAATGCGCCGGGCAATGGCGGAAGGGCCTCCGTTGTAACGCCCATTTCCACTGGATTAATGATGGTCCCCTTTGCCACGGGAAGAACGCCAGGGACGAATGAAAACATCTCCCTAAATA